CACGGTATTGTAAGGGAACCTCCGGCCTATGGCCCTGATGAAACGGTAGGGACCAAGGGTGTTCTTCGGCCGTGTCTCGTAGTCGGCAGCGTCCCACACCTCAGCGAACACCCCATCGCCGTCCTCATCGGTCGTCAACGACGTGATGCTGACAAGGTCGTTGAAGGTGCCTAGAGCGATCGTGTGAGCATCCGACGCGCAGAAATCCCGCTCCTCTGTGATCTGGTAGAAGTGCCGATTGCAATAGTTGTCCACGTACCGACTCACGGCCGTAGCCGTCGCCTCGTACAGCTCGTCATCGGGTTGAGGTTCCTCAGGGTCCTCGAAGCGAAGCCAGCGCTTCAGCTCGGGGAGCGTCACGTAGCCATTCACGATGGCCAAGGCTCAACTCCTGTGCTTCGTGCCCTCATGGCGCGCTCCGCACACCGAGCAGAACGGAGCCTGAGGGTCCCCCTTGCCCTTCTCGGGCTCGGAGGACACCTCGTCCGCCTTGGTCTGCACCTCGGGCTCCTTCTGAAGCATGACGGGCTCGGACTTTCGCGGTCTGCCCGGTCCACGCTTCTGCTGTTGCTCAGCCATCAGGCCGCAGGCCTCCGCAGAGCTGCGAACCCAGCAGGCCGGAGCACGGCAGTGGCGAAGTAGGCAAACAACGCCAGCTCGATTTTGGCCGGACCCTGCTTCTCTTCGAACCGGAAGGTAAGGAGTGGTGATTCCCACGCCCACCAGTCCGAGCGGTTAGTGATGATCGCCACATCATCGCTGAGCGCTTCCGTCATCGCCCAGGCGGGAACGAACGGAAGTCCATCCACGAACCAACCCTGATTCACGGCGTTACCGACGCCAGAAGCGTTGGAGGCACCGACGCTTGGGAGGAGGGGGCGGTTATCGCCATCGACAGCAGTAGCAAGATGCCGGGTCATCCCTTGGGACATCACCGCGCCGGTAGGCGCTGCGAACCGATGGAACGGGTAGTCGGCCAGCAAACTGCGCAGGAGACCGATTCCGGAACCGTCCGACGCGGCGGTCAGATCAGGGGACACCTCGGTGTTACCAGCTAGCGCCGATCCGTTGAGAGCGGCGTACGCCTTGACTTCGGTCTGCTGGTTGTAGCTCTCCCGCATCGCAGCCAGAGCGATCGCGTCGATCGCAGGGTTGGCCGCGTCCACGATCTCACGTGTCAGCTCGAACATGCCGGACACCGCGCCGGGGGAGACCGTGATCGAGTCGATCACGATGGTCCCATTGCCAGGATTGGTGCCCTCGACGTGGTCGGCCGTCAGGCCGGTACTCGACACGAACCGTGGAACGACAAAGGGAGTCGCATCCGTGATCGTGCCGCGGGATGCCTGAGCCACGATCGGCCTTGACTGCATCAGCTCGTTGACGAACAGATCGGGACGGTAACCAGGTGGGATCACCGAATCGGTGTCAGCGTTGGTCGTAGCCGCTCCTGCAAAGGCGGCCCGAACGCTGGGAGGAGTCTTGACCAGCAGGTCAACCATATCCCGTTGCTGGGCCTGGAACTTGCGCAGCCGCTCGACCGCATCCTGATCCCGCTCGGTATTGGCCCGCCAGAAGTCCCGCACCATCGACTGACCACGCTGCTCACCGTCGAAGCGATAGACAGGCTCTTCCTTGGTGACCTTGAGCCGAGCCGCGGCATTCTGTGCACGATGTCCGGTGTTCGGCCCCTCCATGGCACCGTACGCAGCCTCAAAGGAATCGGTGATGATCTTGGTCACTGATTCCGACTGCGTTTCCTGGATCTCACCGATCTTGGTGGCCATAGCGTCGAACCGTTGATCGAGACTCTCCTGGAACTTGGCGAGCGCAGCATCGGGGTCGTCAAGAACAGTTGTCCCGCTCCCCTGACCCTCGCCTTCGCCGGACTTGTTCTTGTTGTCGGTGGACATCGACCCTTCCTTATCATCCGAGGGTAGGCGCAGCATAGCTGCGACATGATGGACTCTAGCATCGTCGTAAGCAGGGATAGCGGTAACTGTCGTCTCTACGAGCTTGCCAGCGGTTACAAACCGGACCCCGCGCTCGTTCGGGTCGGCCTCCCAACCATCGGGCTCGATCCGCGGCCCGACCGAGAATCCGTCCAGGACGCCATCCTCTGCCAGGCTCAGGACCTCGTCGCCCTTCTCCCCCCGCGCCACCTGGAACACCCCGTAGAGACCATCGCTGCGATCCTCCAGTGCGACAGCCTTACCCACCGGCTGCCCAACATCGTGATCCCGTAGGAGCTTGACGCGGGAGACGTTGTTGCCCCAGGACAGCGACCCCTTGCCGAACCGCCACTTGCCCATACCGTTCGCATCGGTCGCCACGGCTCCCCAGGGGAGAAGCTTGCCCGCCAGGCGTCGGCTCGCCCGGTCCACGCGGAACGACCACATCGTCTCGTCATCGAGCGTCAGCTCCAACACATCCTCTGTGCCGTCGAAGGCCTCGAATGCCGGATGCAACGACATATCAGCTCCTGGTTCTGCCGACCGCTTGGCCATTGCCATTAGAAGGAACGCTAGCGGGTTCTGGCGGTTCATCCGCGTTCACCGGCTCAGGCTTAGGCTCGGGCGGCTTCTTGTTCTGCTTGATCTCCTCCAGCTCCTCAGCGGTCAGGTCAGGTTCACCCTCCTTGCGACGCGCCTCGTTCACCCTCCTAAGGCCGGAGCTGATCCCCAAGTTGTGGGTCTCCATCCTCGTCTTAGTATCGGCTCGTGCAAACGCGCTGATGTCGTAGCGAGCCTTCAGGCCACGCGGCACGATGTCATGCATCGAGAGCCGATCCTGCACGGCCGAGAGATAGGGCATCAACGTAAAGTCGATCAACCCCAGCCGTTGATCCTCAGCGTTCTGGTATGTCCTAGATGTACCTTCTACGACCGTCGCCAGGTTCTCGGGCTCCAATCCTGTCGCTCGTGCGATCTCCAGCACGGCATGGTTACGGGCTTGGGTGAGCTGGAGCGCCTGAGGTGAAGGCCATTCCAGCATGTTCAGCTCCAGGCCGCTCTCGACATAGCCCCACATCCGCTCCCGCCGTGCGTGCTCCCATTTGGAAAGCAGCTCGCTGACTTCGTCATCGTCAAGCGGCTCCTCGTCCGCCGCGTCCTTGAAGTACCCGAAAGGCAGAGGGTTATTGGCGTACTCGGAGCTGATCTTGTCGAGCAGGAGGATCGTGCGGATCGCTCGGCCCGCGTGCACCAGCAAGGGTGGGTTGGGGGAAATGAACCGGATCACTTCGCGGGGGTCGGCGTAGTGACCATCCACATGGATCGGATCGTTGGGAGCGAACGGAAGATCCTCCGAGATCATCCGTGACGGTAGAGAGGCTGTAGCCGATGTCGAGACCGAGCGGTGATCCAGGTGCTCTGCCTCAGTGGGATAGCCGTCACTTCCCCACCGCGTGATCCGCCAGTACGACGTTGCCTCGAACAGCAGATCCTCATAGGTATAGGCATAGGTGACCGTATCCGGCATCAAGTCGTTAGGTTGATAGCCGAGCCAGTCGCGCTCATCGAGGTTGCGGTCCTTGTCCCGCAGCTCGATCGGGAGCGTGGCGCAGACGCCTGAAATCAGGTTTCGCGCCCGCAACACGGCCATTGCCCGCAAGGCGTCACGCCGAGAGACCCGAGCGTTGGTCAGCCCCGCGACCTGCTCCAGTAACGCGTCCGTCGCCTGGAGACCGTTGAATCGCAGCCCGCCCGAGCCCAGCTCCCCCGAGAAGATCGTACGTGGCGCTGCTCGTTTGGGTTCGGGTTTCGACCAGGGCCAGAAATTCACGAGCCCAAGCATAGCGAAGGGGTCCCAGTAGGGGGGAGAACCTGGGACCCCTTCAAATCGGCGCACACAACCGAAGTCGTGAGCCTACCGCTGGTCAGCCTTCACCCGCCACCTCGTTCAACAACCGGCGTACCGCCTTGCGGCTCGCGTACAGCTCCTGCTGACGAGCTCGCTCGAAATCCCTGCACTCCTGACAGAAGTCCTCACCCTCCTGCCAGTACTTCTCTCCCGCTCGCTCATGACGGCGCACGGCCGCTCTCGTGCCGTGCGGCCGCAACTCACGTGGTGGCCCACCGCGCTTGCGGTCGCGGTAGCGGCGTGCTCGCTCAGCGTCGGTCTGACCCATGACGTTAACCATAGCGTCACAGCAAGTCTTCGCACTGCTGTACACCGTCCCAGTACAGCTCTAGCCGTTCCCGCTGAGCGTCGGATCGTAAGGCGGAGTCCTGGGTCAGGTGGATGCCGTCCGTGTGCAACAGCTCGGGGCGGGCGTGTGAGCCGACGACATCGGCCCAATCCACGACCACGGTCGGTCCGTCTCGGTTCGCCGCGATGGTGGGGAGATCGTCACGAGCCTTGTTGATCTCGGTCCTGTGCGCCGCTCTGGCGCCCGAACCCAACCAGGGCAACACCACGACCACGCACGCATCGGGATGCGGCAAATCAAGGAATTCGACCGTCTGAGCGATCTCTGGCCAACCCCAACCGCCGTGGGTAGGGCTGGCATCGTTCGTCCCGAGCGCCCACACGAGCGTCTGCGGACGACCATTCGTGACTGCAGCCTCAATCCGCGGCTCAACGTTGACCATGGTCCAGCCGAGCCCGGCATGCCAGCTCACGTCGTCGGGTCGATCATCGCCTGCGGGGCTACCGCACTGAGAATCCCCGCACAGGGCTTCAACTGTGATCGAGTCGCCCGCCACGTCGATGCTGCCAGGAGCAGGCTCGGGCTTGCATGCGGCGAGCGTCACGATAGCTAAGACGCCTAACAGTGCTGCTGAGTACCTGAACATGGAGATCTCTCCTCTGGTTGCTGGTGGCGTGGGCAGGAGTCGAACCTGCCCCGTCGCTCTAGCCCGAGCCGCCAGGGACACCACACCCCACGCTGTCCTACTGCCACGACTCGGGCCAGTTGGCCGAGTCGTCAAAGTGATCAGGATCACGCTCCATCCACTCAGGCCGGAGCACCTCATCGCGAGTGTCGTAATAGGCCGGGCCAGGCTCGCACTCCGTGAACTGACCGGGATAGGCGCACCGCTCTTGACAGTCGATCTCACAATCACCGCTGAGGGTGTCATCGTTGTGTGTGGTGGCCTCGGCGTCCTTGACGCTGTAGGTGCCGTTGGAGTGTTCGATAACGGTGGCGGTAGCGACGGCGATCTCGATTCCGTCAGCGTCAACCATCTTGAGGCGGTAGTCGCCTGGGTTCTCGCAGCGGTCGAAGATGTTCTCGATGGCCTCGATCGGGTCGATCACGGCGGCATCGTCTTCCGTGTCGGTGTCGGCGTCGATGCGTTCCCATCGTGAGTTCGGCTCATCATCGACCCAGACGTCGAGAGTCCAACTGGTTGCGGTTTCGGTGGTGTTTGCCATGTACCTATTAAACCACATCACGTCACAGAGTGCAACCCCTGGGGAGGAGATTTCTCCCCTCTCCCCTGAGCCACTCACGGCTGCCGCTCAAAGGCAGCGCCGCAGTCATGGCAGGTGGCGCTGAAGGTGTCGGACGCTATCCGGACCTTGTAGGGACCGGGCCGACCGTCGTGGGTGGCGCACTGTCACAGGGTGCAACCTCCTTGCCGCGTTTATACGCGCTGCCTAACCAGAAATCATCAGAACCAGCGCCGCCTGCCGTCATCGCGGAAGTGGTCGTAGCAGGCGAGCCCGATCCCGAGCGCCACGCCCACCCGGGCGAGCCGGGGAAGGCCGCGCGTGATCTCGGTGATATAGGG